TGTCAGAGCTGTTGAAATCTCGGTGTTGCCAATCTTATGACCCTCTTTGCGAATCTTTTCTCTGATCTCATTCAAGCCCATCTCATAGCCATGTGCTTCCATAAACTGTGAGACCAACTCAAGTCGAGAGTCGGCAGAAGCGATGGCAACGGTGCCACCTGAGATTGAGACTGAGATTGACCCATCCTTGCCGTTTCGGATATTGGCAACGCCGAGTGTCTTTGCATCAGGGCATAAGGCTCTGACATAGCCAGGGCGATCTTTAGTGACCTTCAAATCCAACGCACCGTCAATGCCTCTGCCAAATGGCATTGACACATCACAGGCAATTGCCACCCCATCAATATCGGCACGCTTTGCTTGAGCGCCGATGGCATAGTTGCCCCGGTTGTCCTTAGATTTAGTCACATGGTCAATGGTCAGAATGCCTGATCCAAATATCTTCAGCGGCTTCAAAACCTTCTGTGTGAAGGTGGTTGCATCCTTGTTCTTTTCCAAGTCAAGCCCAAGCAAATTCATCGCAGCGTTGACACCATCGACAACAATCAGCGTTGGCATAAACTTACCAATCTCAGTTTTCATAATCTCACCGATGCCATCACCGAGAGGTTCATCAGGATTGGCATACTTGAATGACTTCAGCTTCTCCATGTCGCACTTGAGGGTTTTCAGGCGATTGAGAATGCCTCGTGCAGAATCTTCAAAGTCAATGTAGAAAACACAGTTGCCCTTTGCTAACTCCTGCCGCACCGCTTCAAGTGCCACCCAAGTCTTGCCTGACTCAGACTCACCAAAGAGCGCGTTGACCTTTCCTGCATACAGGATGCAGTTGCCATCCTCACGGCGAAGCATTGAGGGTGGCGGTTCTTCCTCAAAGTTCTCATTCCAAATCTCGCGTGGAATCCAAGAACTTGTGGCAACTTCCTCATTCTCATCATGTAACTGCACCAATGATGGGGCGTGAACATCTAATCCTGCCCAATCGGTTTTCAGCTCTTGAGAAGCACCATATCCCTTCTCACGCAAGGCTTTGGCAGCCTGTTTGAAATCTCCATTGTGTTCAATCTGTGCGTAAGCGGCAAACTTTGAGTATGAGGATTCAGCGTTGAAGATGGTGCTTGTTGAAAATACAAAGAGTTTGTCATTGCCGTTGAAGTTTGTGGTGGCAGATACGCCTTCATTCTTGCCTGGTCTGCGCCATGCGGTGGCATCTGCCTTTGAATACACCTTAGTCCACCCAAGAGGTTCAAGGATAGATTCCCAAGTGACTTTGGCGTTGTAGTCATCACCTGCCGACAATGACGAGTCATCGCGCTTGACCACATCTGCCTGAATGGATTCCACTTTAGGCATCTGATCAAACATCGCAAAGAGGTTGTGCAGGGCGTTTCTTTGCTGCATCGTAATTGTTGGAATCGTTTCAATGCTCCCACCAATCAAAGTCCAATTACCACCTGAAGGATGGGTGGTGCCACCTGAAGGTGCGGTGATGGTGAACCCACCTTGACCACGAGTTTCGGCAAGAACATCGTTGCCACCTTCACCTGGTTTGCGAGCCAACTTTGTATTGCCAGGAACTTCGCCATCTGAAATCTTGTAAAGCCAATGAAGCCCACCTGAAGGTGTCATCTCCACATATCCTGAGTTCAACTGCTCCCATAACTCTTTCAACCCTGAGTTGTTGGCAATCTCTGCAATCTCAAGATGTATCTTTTGAGCTACGGCGCGACCTTCAAGTTCGAGCATCTCAAGATTGCCGGAGACCTTGCCGGTGACAACGCCGATGCCATCAACACCATTCTTGAACCACATGAGCAATTCATCAGTATTAGGCAATTCCTCTTGAAAGCGTTGCCAGGCAAAGGCAGGTCGCTTGGAGCCGTCATTGGCGACAGGAACGACAGAGATTCCTTCTTTCAGGAACCGCAGGGCGATTGGTAGTAGCTCATTCACTTGCCACCCCATCCATCACCTTTGAAGATGGTGCCACCCAATGAATATTTGCGTTGCATCAGCTTCTTCTTGCAACCTTCACAAATGATTCTTTTCTCATCATTCATCTCAAAAAACACTTCTGCAATGTGTCCACAGTCGCATTTGAATTCATAAAATGGCATTGCTTCCCCCGTTCAAAAGTTTTTATCTTGTGAGGTGGTGGGAGTCGAACCCACCTGCGCAATTCCCCAAAAACGCAAATCCCATACCTCGTTCCCCGTGGCGAAAGGAAAGGATTAAAGCCACAGGAAAGTTATACCTGCTTTGCGCCTAACTGATTCAACAATGCCTGAACTTCAGGTGGCAAGTTGTTGGTGTCAATCGGTGCTTGCGGTGCGGCAGGGGCGGATGCTTGCGCCTTGCCACCGCCGATGAAGGCATTTGCCTTTGCTAGATCATCAGGATTGCCTGTTGCATCAATGAGAACCCACGGTGCTGATTTACCTGGTTTTGCAGTTCCCTGTCCGATACGAGCAAGAACCTTCTGACCGATTTTGTCCTTGAGTGCATTCTTCAATGCGATGTTGAAGAACAAGATGCCATTGTGTGTCTCATCGCCATCAAGGTCAACAAGATTGACTTCGACTGCATCGGTGACACCGTGAACTGTTTGAATCTCTCTTTTGTGTTCAACAGGTGTGATGATAAGCAGCTTTCCTGCCAAGTCTGCGACCTTGACTGAATCACCGCCGCCTTGCGTTGGTGCTGTGAACATTACTGTTCCCCCTCTTCTTTGTTGTTGTTTTCTAACTCTGTCGGTGGATTGTTTTCAACCCATTCTTTGACACCATCTGAGAGTGCCTTTGTCGGTATCAGACCGCACTTGCAAGAGTTGTATTCGCACATCATTGGGTATCTCCATGACAGGCGCGAGATAAATCTTTGCTATACGGTAAAAAATAAGGGCAATAACTGCAAAGCCGTGTTGGTTCGGCAGGTATTAAATCCCACATTTGCGGATTGCTCTCAACATCAACTGTTGAAAGAAGCGTGTATAAACTGTCAATTCGAGCAAGTGCATCCAATGCAACCTGCTCATCGTACTCGTACATTTCAAGGTGCATCTCATCAAGAGAACCTGATGTCGGTAAATATACAAGTGCGACATGGTTGACGATTGCACCTTGCTGTGCTTTTCCGTAACCATAAAGCTGAGTCTGAATCAATTGTTGCTTGGTCGCGCCTTCTTTTCTGCGCGTTTCAATTTGCTTGGATGAGGTGGTTTTCCAATCCATCACGATTCCACGATTGACATCAAATAAGTCAATCGAACCTGATAGACCTGAACGAATGGTGACTCGTTGCTCAACTTCATATCCTTCAATCTTGCCAAAGACCTCTGCCAAGTAAGCGTGAATTGCCGTTCCCACCTGGGCGCTCCAACTGCTGCTTCCACCCTCATTGATCTTTTCCCAATCAAGAAGTTTGTAAGCAAGACGGCGTGAGCATTCATGCCCGATTTCAGATGGGCCGATGGCAATTTGCTTTGAGCGTGGCGACCATTGACCTGCCTTTGTAATGATTTCGGCAAGTTCATTTGCCAACACCTTTGAAGGCTTATGTGGAGCAACGAATGTCATTTATTCATCATCCTCTTCGTCATCTTCATATGGTGTGAAAGGTGGTTCATCAAGAAGTGGTGAGATGGGCGTGATGATGCTCATTGCTCACCATTCTCGACAACTGTGAATCGGCGTGAAGTTGTTGATATCTCCAAAAGCTGAATCACCTGATCAGGCAGGATTTCTCGTGCCTTCTTGACATCAAGTCTCCTTGATTCAACAAATGACCATCGGACAACCTCGTTGCCCTGGTACATACCAACTTCAGCATCGCCCAATGCACTTTCAAGGTGCGAGCGTGCGATGTCGGCAACTTCTTGCCATTCCTTTATGCGACTCAACGCATCTTTGTATTGTTTGAGCCAAGAAGCGATGTCATCATCTAAGATGACACGCTTGTGTTCAATTTCAATGGTCACTTGTAATTCCCCCGAATCTTCTTTAGTACCAATTGAATTTTTGAAAGTGTGACCATGCCGAGCATGGAGACACATGGCGCCTGTGAATATAGGCGAGAGTTGCCACGAGTTGTGACACCTTAGACTCAGAATGTTCCATTCCAAGATTGCGATAGGTAGAGTCAAGCAGTTGGCCGATGCCTTGAGCTGAACTCGTTGGATTTTGTGCATCTTTCCAGGCTGATTCTTTGCCAATCAACGCGGAAAAACATTTGTATTGCTTAGTTGTAAGCAAATCACGAGCCACTTCCTTCGGATTTACCTGGGAAAGCGGTGGTCGCTCTGAATAAACAATGGATGCAGGAACTGCAATTTGTGGAGCTAATGCGGCATTGACAACCATTGATGTCAAACCACTTACGCTGATCATTATTGCAATCCCCCTGATAAGTCTTTTGTTTTGAGTTGTGATTGGAGTTCTCCTTTTGATTTCACCCCTGCTTTGCGAAGAACTTGCGTTGTGTACGAAAGGTCAACATTCAAAGCAATTGAGATTTCTTTTGGTGTTCTTCCTTGCAGATGAAGTCTGCGAATCGTCTCGGCTTTATTGATGCCGAACTTTTTGCGCCTTCTTTGAACATAAACTCCACGCTCCTTTGGTGTCGTTCCTGCCCAAATCCCAAATGGGATGTTTTCTGCAAGTGCGTATTCCAAGCACTCCTTTCGTTCAATACAACCGCCGCAAATACTGCGAGCGATTGGGAGACTGTTTGCCTCTTCGACTTTTCCTTCAGGAAAGAAAATGTCGGGGTTTTCGATGTCACGGCATTGTGCCTGCAACAACAAAGGTAATGTGGGGAAGAAGTCTCTAAAATTCACTCCCTAGTTCCAAGCCATTGTTCTAAATCCTGAACAACCCATGACTTTTCAATGCCGGCATTGCGGCGTTTAATTATGACATATGCAGGTGGTGTTTGTTTCAAACCACGAGCTATTGCATAGTTGTGTGCTTCTGTGATGGCTTCATCCCAAAAGGCAGGAAGTGTGATCGCCTTGCGGTTTTTCAACTCAAAGATGTATGTCTTGTTTGCAACGACACAAACAATGTCACCTTCGTCTGCACTTCCTGCCTTACTGAGTCGCTCGGCGCTGACCCCGTGTTCCCTAAGCCACTTCATTACTGAAGTTTCAAAGAGTGCGCCTTTGCGACCATTGGGATTTGCCACTTACTTCACCAACTCCAATTTCACACCTTGAGGTTGCGAGCGCATGGCGCGTGCATACTTCACGGCGGTGATAAGTTGTTCAGCCAAAGTAAGTGCCTCGCTTTCGCTCACGCTTGCGAGTTTGATAGCAAGATCAGGAACGGCTGACCTCGCCTTATCCATCATCCGTGCTGCATCGGATGACTTCAAATCTGTGATCAAGAGGCTTTCAATAGACTCCAAATGTGCCATTGGAACGGCTGCCAGGACATCCTCGACCAAATCAAGGTTGGCATCGCGCTCTTCAAGATAGATTGCCACATCCCCATTCAGGGAGTTGTGAACCGAAAAGAGAGGGTCGCGGTTGATCAATAGCCCCACCCACCCTCTGAGTGTGTAATCTGTGCGGTGAACCTGTCCTCAAGGGCTAAAAGCCCCCACGCAAGCCCTGTGACGGCGATTGCGCCCCCAATAACGACCAAAAGCATCATTCATCCCCTCTCCTTTGGAATGCGCCAATGGTGACATAGAAGTTATCCACAGGGGTACAAGACACGCTGAAAGATTGTTTGTGTCATGTATTGACATCCGTATGGATGAGAGTATTGTTCTTCTTGTAGGGGGAACGGCTCCCACAGAAAAGAGCTAGAAATGAACGCAACAACTAAGAGCAAGAAAGTCGGAGATGTCATCGTGACACTTTGTCTCACAGAAGATGAAGGTCTTTGTGTTGAAGATGGTGGCAAGTGGTTATTGATGTGCGAAACACATGGCGGAATTGTTCAAGATACAAATAAAAACCGTTTATGGGGTTGGGCATCATTTCCTCAAGAATGGTGCGAAGAATGTCGCGCAAAGGCAGGTGCATAATGGCAAAAAAGAATTGGTATTCAGTAATCATAATTGCTGAAAAAACAGTACGCATTTATGCGGAAGATGCGCAAGATGCTCAAGATAAAGCGAATGACAAATATCAACCATTATGGAGTGCAGAACAGGCATGGAGAGAGGATGGAACAATCGAATGATCACAAAGCGCGGAAAGAAAGTACGAGCAATTGCATTTGCAGTTGGCATTATTGTCATTTGGCAAGTTGCAATGAATCTGTGGTGGGTTGGCATTGATGCGCCCAATGCAGAGTTTCTTGGTTGGTGTTGGGGTTCAATGAGCGAATGTGTGGTGTTGTAATGGTCGGAAAGAAAATCAGGTCAGTTAGAGTCAGCGACCAAGTATGGGCGAAGGCGAAGGCGAAGGCACAGTCAGAAGGCAAATCAGTTTCCGAAGTAATCGTTGACTTTTTGAAGGGATATATCAAATGACAAAAGCCAAAACCGCCATTGCCTTTGCCGAAAGAGGTTGGCACATCTTGCCTGTTGCTCCTTATCAAAAGACACCATTCTTCCCCATTGCAACTCATGGGTATAAGTCAGCGACAACTGACATTGAATCCATTGAAAAATGGTTCACTCGCGCACCGATGCTCAACATTGGCATCGCTTGCGCACCTTCAAACTTAGTTGTCTTTGACATTGACTACCGAAACGGCGGAACAACTGAAGGTTTGAATTTAGATACATTCACAGTTGCAACAGGCGATGGCTTGCATCTGTATTACACCGCCCCTGCCGATGCTAAGTTCAAGGGAAAATTACGTGAAGGCGTTGACATCAAGCACAATGGATATGTTGTGGGTGCAGGGTCATTGCACGAATCAGGCAAGTTCTATGAAGTCGTCAAAGACATCCAACCTGCACCGATGATGGAGTGGATTTAGCCTAAAAAAGACAAAGAAATCCCCCTCACCATGACCGACTGATGGTGAGGGGGATTTCTTATTCGGCAAGTGCCAGAGCAATGCCTTCTTCGAGGGAGATTTCTGGTTCATATACTTCAAGCATCCCAGTCGGGTCGCCTACGCGGTATTCAACACCTATTGGCGCATCAAGATTGTTTTTGATAGGCGCAAGATAACCTGCTTGCAACATCACCATTTCTGCCAATTCAATGAATGAGGTTGGGCGACCTGTGCAGATATTCATTGTTTTAACATCATTCATCACGGCTGCAAATGTAGCTCCAACGACATCATCAATGTGAACAAAGTCGCGCACTTGGGTACCTCTGCCCCACACTTCAAATGGGTCTGCCTTGCGCTTGGCGCGTTCAATAAAAGATGGAAATGGGTAATCAAGTGCCTGATCTGAACCGTATCCACTAAATGGGCGCAACACAGTTACCTTCAGACCTTCGGCTCGTGCATATGAAGCAAGCATTTCGCCCGATAACTTCGCCCAACCATAGGTGAAATCAGGTGTGCGAATGTGTTCAAGATTGATGTCAATTTCACGCAATTTTTGTTGATAAGCAAGTCTTTGCAAGAAGATTGGGTAAGCCGCACTTGATGAGAAATAGACAATATGCTTCGGGCGAGTTCTCAGCGCCCATTGGAACATATCTGCATCGATGGCAAGGTCAGAGGCAACTGACAAAGGGTTTCCCTCAATGGTCATCCGTCCACCGACAATCGCCGCGAGATGAATCACGATGTCAAACTGTGTGGTGTCCGTGGCGAAGAAATGTCGGACTTCCTTGCCATTTACTAGGTCAATGCCTGTGATGTCGTGGCGTTGTTTTGCAAGTGCGCGATGAAATGCACGCCCAACAAAGCCGGCATCGCCTGTGATCAGAATTTTCATTATTGCCCCCACTCATACAAATATTTATCATCACCCGATAAAGTCACAGATTTCTGTTGATCAACGGTGAAGATAAACCTATCATTCTCGTCTAAAGCTGCACCAATATGACTTACCTGGTTGACAGGTTCAAGCAGATATGACTTGCGGATGGATTTACCCTCAACTTCAGTTTCATAGAACTCGTCATGAACAAAACACGAGAACTGAATCCGTGGATAAATCAGGTTTCTCAAGAAATCTTGGTCTTGGGTGTAATAATCCTTGATATCAACAGACTCAATCAAGGTTCGGATGTCTTTGAACAAGGCAGAGCGAACTGTGAACATACCTGCATTGATTGGGTAATTGTGACCAATCGGGTGATCCTTCATGATGTGAGCATCAAGACCTGACTCAAGGAACTCTTCGTGTGCTTTGAGTTCGCGCAAAGACAGTCGAGCATCGGCATCGCGGAAGGCAACAAAGTCATAATCTAGTTCACAGGCGAGAAATCGCCATAACTTGGCGGTGTGATCTTCAGGTGCATCTGTTTGAATAACTCGAACATTGGGAAACAGGCGCAGGGTTGAAATTACCCAGGAAGGCACCGATTGACCCACAAAGAAGATGAGGTCATATTCCTCATCTAAAATCTGTTGAGCAATGATGGCATTTTTGATTGCTCCGACTGAGTACCGAAGGTCTGACCCATACAAAGAAAAGGAGATTGCCTGTTTCATTTGCGAAGTTTCTTCAGTAAGACCTCGTATGCTTCAGATTCAATATAGTTTTTGTAAGCAAGAGCATCGGCAGAATAAACTTCCTGCGCGTTGACCTCACGATAGCCTTCATCCCATTCAGCTTTTCCTGCAAGCGGATGCATATGCTCAATGATGACATCTTCAAGATAGGTCAAAGCCCCTAAATCCTCGCCCAATTGCTTCCAAAAGTTGTCAAGATAAAGATGCTTCATATTCGGTGGCACCATTCCATCAAGTGCGCCAACAATATCTGATGTCATTGAGACCATTGTTGGAAGGCGCTTGCCTTGAAGTAGGTCGTTGCCGTAGGCAAGTGACGGTGCCTGTTGCAACGCCTGAATTAAGAGTGCATCCCAATCGGCGGTGCGTGGGCGGTGGTCATCGCCGATGAAGGTGAAGTATTTGTATTTGTCCTGGTATTTGCGTGCCACATAATTGAGTGGCTTTGCCATACCTCGTGAATCATTGTTGCAGGTGATTACATAATCATCGCCTACTTCAAAGACATAATCATCTGCCTTTGGGTCGTCATAGTCCACAATGAAGAGCAATCGTGAGGCAGATGACAGGTCATCGTGACAGGCTAAGAGTTCAACTGCATTTTGTGGTCGCCCACGAGTTGGAACAAGCGTGATCATTTCCATCGTGATTCAATCTCCCCTGCTATTGAGGCATATGCTGCCAAATCTACAAATGAGTCTTCGTGGTCAGGTGTCTCAATCAAACGAGCTATTTTCACAAGACATAAACACAAAGCGACCTGTGAAGGTGTTATCTCAGTTTCAAGATACACGCTCCACAGGTCGGCAATGCGCTTGTGATTTACATACGGTGATCCATAGTTTTTTTGACGATCAGTATGTGTGAGGCGTTTTGCCTCATCTAAAATTTCCCCCCGATTCATTTTTACTTGCTTCCTCTGCCAAATTCTGTTGACTTGGAATCAAGTGCCTTCAAAACAGGGCCGGCAACTGCTGCCAATCCTGCTGCAAGGTAATTCTTCACAGGTTGATTTGGGTCTGCAAGATATAAAGCTACAACGGCTGCTGCTGCTGCTCGCAGATATGTCTTTGCGATTGCTTCAAGTTTTACTTTGTCAAACATCATTACTCCTTAAAAGTAGGCTTGCCGAATCCAACAATGAACACAGGCAAGGATGGTTGTAACTTACCCCGATTTTTCTTCTTATAGGCGCGAACCTTACGGCAAACTTGACCGCCATTGCGCTGATCGCCCTTTTTATCAGGTGCCGTGTTGCCCTCAATTGTCACAACAGTTCCATCATCTCGCACCTGTAGCACAATTCCCACATGAGAGATTCGGTCAACATTATCTGAGGGGAAATCAAAGAAGGCGATATCACCTGGCATGGGCGTGGCAGTTTCGGCATCTTGCCACTTGCCCTTTGCTTGGAAGGCTTCTGCCCCTGACGGGGTAAATGTGCAGTTGGGAATTGAGGTCACTTTTGCTTGTTTTGCCACCCAATTAACGAAGGCTCCGCACCACGGTTGGTTTGCCTTTTGATAGTGGGTTTGATTTTCAGCAGGGCCTTCAATGAAGCCTTCTTCGCCTCGTGCCACATCAAGAAACTTATTGAGTTGAGCTGACATTGTTCTCCCCTTGTTTTGGTTTTGATTTGAGTCCATTTGCAGAGACTATCCCTGCCAAAGTTCCTGTGAGAAAGACCGTCAATGTTGCAACTAGGTCAATGAAGGCTGCATCATTGGGTGCTTGCTTCATCGGTTGGGTGACAAATACTAATGCCCAAAGGAGCGCAAATACTGATCCTGCAAAGACGATTGCAAGGATGATTCCAATGCTGACAACAAGTCGAGCGTGTAATTCTTCAGGTGTGTATCGGTCACGGCGTTTCATCAAATATCTCCGGAAGTAGGTCAGAGGTGCAGGTTCCTGTGATGTCGCATTGCGGTTTGTTGCATTCAGGTTTTTCCCAATTTTCAAACTCTTGGCAAGGGTAGCGAACCCAACCTTGATAACTGCAACCGCTAAGAGTTAGAGCGAGAAAGAAGGATGCGATAAATCTCTTCAACCTGTCGCTCCAATCTTGAAACGGAGTCTTTGAGACTTGAGCCAGAATTGGGCTTGAGTTCATTGAGGTAATGCTTAACAAGCCAGCGAACCGCCGTTGCAAAAGCACCAATGATGGTGATGATTGCAACTGCAAGAGCAGCGTAATCCTGTGCCGTCATTTGCCAATAGCCATCACTTGCATGATCACGGTTCCTGAACTTGTAATTGCCCAGATTCCGTTTGCCTTATTTTCAACAGTCAATTTGTCACCATTGTCCATGCGGTATCCGGTTGATGTTGTCACATCGCTATTGCCTAAGAAGCAAGTGCCGCTTGAGCTGTGAAGATAGACCATCTCTGCTTCTTGCGTTGCATCAACAAGTGCTGTTGGCGATGTTGTCACGGTGACTTGGCGTGTGGAAATGCCCATTGTTACTCCTTGATCGGTGGTGGATGTTTAGCCTAGAAGAGCTGCAACTTCATCGGCGGTGAGACCGAGTTTTGTAAGTTTGCCTTCGGCGCTTGCTTTGGCTGCTGCCTTTGCCGCTGCCGCTTCTTCTGCTGCTAGGGCATC